GGATCTATTATTGTATTTCCTAGTTTTGTGTGGCATAGAGTTAAACCAGTAACATCAGGCACAAGATATAGTCTTGTGGCATGGCACTTAGGATATCCATTTAGATGAAAATATTAATTGTAGGTGGGGGAAGTGCAGGGTGGATGACAGCAGCCACTTTGGAATCTCAATTTCCTAAATATAAAATATCATTAATAGAATCTAAAAACATATCGACAGTGGGAGTAGGCGAAAGCACTCTTCACCAAATTACAGATTGGATGAGACTACTTAAAATTAAAGATAAAGATTTTATAAAACACGTAGATGGTAGTTATAAATTAAGTATAAAATTTACAGATTTTTATAAAAAAGGAGAAGCTTTTTATTACCCTTTTGGACTACCAGCTACAGGAGGAACAAGAGCCGAAACAAACGATTGGTGGTTTAAAAAAATGTTGTATCCACAAACCTCTTATTCAGACTATGCTGATTGTACATATCCTTTACAAATGGCTTATGTTAATCAAAATAAATTTGACATAAACGAAGTGCAAAGAGCTTATCATTTTGATGCAACAAAGTTTGGTCTTTGGTTAAAAAATAATTATTGTAAAAAAATAAAACACATAGTTGATGATGTGGTTTCTATAGAACAAGATGAAAATGGAATTAAATCTTTAAACAATAAATATACTGCAGATTTATATATTGACTGCACTGGGTTTAAATCTTTGTTATTAGATAAAACTTTAAAAGAACCTTTTGAATCTTACTCTGATATGTTGCCTAATGATTCTGCTTGGGCTACAAGAATTAAATACAAAGATAAAGAAAAAGAATTAGTTCCTTACACAAACTGTACTGCAATAGAAAATGGTTGGGTTTGGAATATACCTTTGTGGTCACGAATTGGCACAGGGTATGTATACTCAAGTAAATTTGTGGATGATGAAACAGCATTAAAAGAATTTAAAAAACATTTAGGTCAGGATAATTTAGAATTTAAAAATATAAAAATGAGGGTTGGAATACATAATAGACTATGGGTAAAAAATGTAGTTGCAATTGGATTGTCAGCTGGATTCATAGAACCACTAGAAAGTAATGGTTTGTTTACAGTTCACGAATTTTTAACCAATTTAGTTAAAAATTTACAAAGAGATAAAATATCTCAATGGGATAGAGATAATTTTACTTTTCAATGTAAACATTTGTTTAAAGGATTTTCTGAATTTGTAGCACTGCACTATGCATTGTCTCATCGAAATGACACCTTATATTGGAAAAATTGTTTTAATAAATCTTGGGATAAAACTTTAATAAATTTAGAACCAGTTGGTGTAAGCGGTATAAACAGGGCTGTATGGCAAAGAACATATGATTTTAACTTTGGGAGTAAAGGAGGACTACATTGCATTGCAGCTGGTATGCATTGGGGTCCTACAAATAAAGTTTCTTTAATTAAAGAAGGTAAATACACAGAGCAATCACTTGAAAAAGAATTTAAATCTTGTATAAAAAAATTAAATGAGAGAAAGGAAGTATGTAACACACTGGTTAAAACTAAACCCAGTTTGTTTTCAGTATTAAAAAATGTATATAAATAACTATTTTAACACGACCATTTGGTCAGAAGAAAAACCAGAATTTGTAAAATCTTTAAACAAAGCTAGTAATAAATATATTGTTGATGCTCGTAAAAGAGACAAAGATTATATAAAAAAGTTTGGAGATTTTGGAACAAGTCATCACTCAACACCCTTAACACAAGACAATGATTTTTTAGATTTTAGAAATTACATTGGTCAAAAGTCTTGGGAATATTTAGATCACCAAGGTTATGATATGCAACAATACACAACTATGTTTAGTGAGCTATGGGTACAAGAGTTTGCTAAAAAAGGTGGTGGACATCATTCAGCACACATACATTGGAACCAACACGTATCAGGATTTTATTTTTTAAAGTGTTCGGATAAAACTTCTTTTCCTATTTTTCATGAACCTAAAACAGGTGCAAGATGTACAAAATTAAAAATGAAACCAAACTTAAAAGGTGTATGGGGTGGCACAGAACTAATTCACTTTAAACCTAAACCAGGAACATTAATTATATTTCCAGGATATCTAGAACATGAATATGCAGTAGATCACGGCATAGAACCGTTTAGATTTATACATTGGAATATACAGGCAGTGCCAAAAGAAATAGCTAAAGATGTCGTTTAAAAAAAATAAATACACAGTTATTAAACAAGCTATATCAAAAGATTTAGCAACTTTTGTTGCAAATTATTTTTTAATGCAAAAACAAGTTTATGATACTTGTAGACAAGCAAAATACTTTTCACCCTTTGAAAACATTATTGGATACTATGAAGGAGAGAATGAACAAATACCACACACCTATTCTTGTTATTCTGATATTGCTATGGAAACTTTATTACTTAAATGTCAGCCAGGTATGGAAAAAGCTACAGGATTAAAACTATATCCTGCATATACTTATGCAAGAATTTATAAAAAAGGTGATGAACTTAAAAGACACAAAGATAGATTTAGTTGTGAAATATCAACTACAATGAATCTTGCTGGTGATGATTGGCCTATATATTTAGAGCCCTCTGGAAAGACTGGTAAAAAAGGTATTAAAGTAGATCTTAAACAAGGAGATATGTTAGTTTATTCTGGCTGTGAGCTAGAACACTGGAGAAAAAAATTCAAAGGCAAAGAATGCGTGCAAGTATTCTTACATTATAATAATCGTAAAACCCCAGGATCAAAAGATAATATGTTTGATAAACGTCCCCATTTAGGACTTCCTTCTTGGTTTAAACGATGATATAATTCTTTGATGGAGGCACGGCACCACCACATACCCCGTGTCTCCTTCTAAGGATTATATATGTTATTAGGATTTGACTCTTTTGCGGCACTACCCATTTCAGCTTCAGGTAATGAAGGAAATGTAACACTTAATGTTACCGGTAATCAGCTTACAATCAATATTGGAGATCCAGGAATTACAGCTGATTCTATTACAGAAATTCCTAATCCAACTCAACTTACTTTAGGCACAGGTACTGTTACCCTTAATATTGATGTAGATTTTACAGTTACTGGATCTGGTATTACTTTAGCTACTGGAACTGTTATAGCAACAGCAGGAGCAGACGTATCAGTTAGCGGAAATAATGTTGTAATTTCTTCAGGAAATGTTACAGTGACGGCTGACGCAAATGTTGAGCCTAGTGGTATAGATTTAACACTAGCTACAGGAACAGCACAAGCAATAACATGGAGTGAAATAGTCCCAGGTGTTAATATGACTTGGGTAGAAATAGACCCAGGAGTATAAAATTATGGCATCAACGTATTCAACTGATACAAAATTAGAATTAATAACAACCGGTGAAAAAGCTGGTCAATGGGGTGGTATTACCAATACTAACCTACAAATTTTAGAACAAGTAGCATCTGGTGTTTTAGATGTAGATATGGCATCTTCAGATGTAACACTAGCTTTAACTGATGGAGCTACTTCTAACGGAAAAAATCAATATCTAAGACTTTATGGAACTTTAGCGGCTAATAGAACAATAACTATGCCATCAGGTTCTGATAGAGTTTGGATTATGAAAGACGATACTGATAGAAATGGAACTAATAAATACACTCTAGGAGTTTTAACTGCTAGTGGCACTACTCAACCTATCCCTGTAGGAGCAACAGTTTTATGTAGATCTAACGGAACTCAAACTCTTATAACTATTTTAGATAGAGGAGCTATTTCTATCAATAATACTTATTCACCTTATTTAGCAGTAGCTGGAGATCAAATTTTTGTAGATACTACTTCTGCAGTGGCTACAGTCACTCTCCCTGCTTCTCCTTCTGTAGGAGATGAAGTTACTATTATAGATTCTAGAAACTATTTTGCATCAAATGCTGTTACGGTAGATAGAAATGGAAAGCCTATTAATAATGGGACTTCTAATGCCACTTTGAATACAAATGCTATGGCAGCTACTTTTATATACATAGATGCTACATGCGGTTGGAACTATAAGAGTAAAGCAACATAAGGAGCGTAGCATATGGCTCTTTTTGAAATGAAATTTCAACCAGGTGTCAATAAACAAGACACTGGTGTCGGCGCAACAGACCGATGGATTGATTCAGATAATGTAAGATGGAGATACGGACTTGCTGAAAAAGTAGGTGGCTGGGCTTCTTTACTTACAGACACTATTCATGGTGTGGCCAGAAGACAAATAGCTTTTACAGATTTAGAAGGAAATAGATACGTTGGAATAGGAACGGATAAATTTTTATTAATTTATTTTGAAGGAGCACTTTATGATATTACTCCTTGGAGGACTACTTCTTCCGGAACTCAAGTTACTTTTGGGGCTTCTACTATCACTACTAATAGTACTGCTCCAGGTACTTCTATCACTATTACTACAGGATCTGCTCACGGTTTGGAAATAGGAGACATTGTAGCTTTAGAATCTGTTACTATGCCGACTGGTTCAGGTATAAATAAAAACAATATAGAATATACAAGTAGTGATAAACAAGTTTGTCAAGTTATAACTGTTCCAAGTAACGTTACATTTACTATTACATCTCCAACAGCTGAAACTGCAGGAGGTGGTTCAGATTTAACTTCAGGAAGTGCATGTATTGTATCTCCTTATCAAAGAATAGGACCTTCGGCACAATCATACGGCTATGGATTTGGAATTGGAGACTATGGTGGAACAGTTACAGGATCAGAAAGCAATCAATTAGATGGAGCATTAAATGCTGACACTGCTGGTACTGGTGGATCTGGTACAGCTGTTACAGTAGACTCTACTACAGGTTTTCCTTCTACAGGAACTATTGCAGTCGGCACAGTGCCTACGGCTGAGTTAATTACTTACACGGCAACCAATGCTACAAATTTTCAAAACATTACTAGAGGAGCTTTAGGAACAGCAACTCCTGGAACTTCAAATGGACAAGCTCATTTGGATAATACGGCTCTTCAAAACGCAACTAAATGGACTAACTGGGGTGATGCAGTTAATGCAACAACAGTTACCTTAGAACCAGGACTTTGGTCTTTAAGTAATTGGGGACAAGTTTTAGTTGCAACAGTTGCTAATGGAAAAACTTATACATGGAACTCAGGGGTAAGTGGAGACACAAAATTTACAACACGTGCTTCTATGAATACAACCGATTATGTAACCGCTATTAGTAGTGGTGATGGAAACCCGACAGCTACTAGATTTACTTTAATATCTCCAACGACAAGACACTTAGTTCATTTTGGAACAGAAACTACATTAGGAGATTCTAGTACCCAAGATGATATGTTTCTTCGTTTCTCTGATATTAATGCTCTTAATACCTTTGCACCAGAAGCAGACAATAGCGCAGGAGATCAAAGGCTTCAAGACGGAACAAAATTAATGGGAGCAATTGTTGCTAAAGAAAACATTCTAGTTTGGACCGACAATGCTCTTTATACTATGAAATATGTAGGTGCTCCTTATACTTTTGAATTTGAACAAGTAGGAACTAACTGTGGATTAATAGGTCAAAACGCATGTTGTGAAATAGATGGTGTTGCTTATTGGTTAAGTAATAATGGATTTTTTTCTTTTGATGGAACAGTTAACTCTTTACCATGTGTAGTAGAAGACTATGTATTTGATGATTTTGCAACAAGCAAAGGTCAACAAGTATATGCAGGAATTAATAACTTATTTACTGAAGTTATTTGGTACTACCCATCATCAAGTGCAAGTTATAATGATAAATACGTAGTTTATAACTATGGAGAATCTGGCAGACAACCAGGAGGTATTTGGTATACGGGAGTTAATACTAATTCTATTAGAACCACTTTTATTGATGCAACTATTTATCAAAAACCTCAAGCTACTCAATTTAATAGTTCATCTGCAGGAACTTTTCCAGATGTAGTAGGAGCTTCAGGACTTGGTCAAACAATTTATTTTGAACAAGAAGTAGGGACTGATCAATTAAACCCTGATGGAACAGTGACTGCTCTTACTTCTTTTGTAACTTCTTTTGATTTTCCTATTAACACGCAACAAGGAGCTGGAGAATATTTTCTTGCTATGAGAAGATTTTTACCAGATTTTAAAACTTTAACAGGTACGGCTAAAGTAACTGTAGGAGTTAAAAACTATCCATCTAGTAGCTCTACCGATAGTACCTATAGTCCATTTAGTGTTACCTCTTCTTCTACCAAATTTGATACAAGAGCTAGAGGAAGATATGCAAATATTAAAATTGAAAATCAAAACTCTGGAGAAGAGTGGAGATATGGTACGTTTCAAGTAGATGTTCAAGCGGACGGAAGAAGATAATGACAAAAATAGTAGTAAGATTACCGGAACCTAAACGAGAATATAGTGAAGATAATCAACGACAAATTAATAGAACACTTTCTTCTTTAATCCAGCAACTTAATTCAACATACCAACAACCTGAAAAAGACGATGCAGAAAGGTTTAATTTCTTTTTAACATAATGGCAAACGTATATAAAAATATCCAAGCTAAAGTAACATCTGCAGGTTCATTTGATGATATGTATACTGCTCCAGATGAAACTACTTCTATTGTTAAAACTATAAAGCTTTACAATACTCATGGATCAGCTTTAGATGTAGAGATTAAAGTGTATGATGCATCCTCAACCACTGATTATGAGTATGATATAGCTAATGTTACATCCAATGATGGAGTTGATCTTTTGACTTTTAATAATATACTAATTCTAGAAGCAGGTGATAAAATTAAGATGAAATGTGCCACAGGAAATGTTATAAAGATGACAGCTGCGGTACTACAGACAAGCAGAACATAGGAGAAATATGCCCTTTAAAGAACAAGAAGCGAAGAGTGAATATCAAGTAATAGACGGTAAAAAGGTACACGTTATTACACCTGAAGTAGAGATCACATTAACTAATACTGAAACAGGTCAAGAATATATGTCAGATAAAGAAGCTGACGACGACGTAAATAACCCTGAAACAGACACTAAACAAGAGCATATTAGAAGAGATGTTAATGTTAAGATCTTAGACTTAGGTTTAGGTACCAAAAGTAACCTATAAGATGATATTGACGATGGCTAAAAAAACAAGTAAACTGGTAAGTTCAGGTGAAATCCCTGCGATTTTCATATATAATCATATAATAAGGAATTTAAAATTATGCCATTAGGAAAAGTCTGGGATTGGATAAAAGGAACTGCAGGCGCAGTTAAAGACTACAGCGACATTGCTAAAGTTGGAGTAGCAGCATTATCCACATATGCAGCTTACAAAGACCAAAAAGCAAAAAACGAATTACAACAAGCAGCTTACGATGATTATATGGCAGCTGCAAAAGCAGCTGGTGAAGAAGCCGAAGCAGCGGTTGCTTTAAACTTAACACCTATGACAGTATCAGGCACACCTACAACGAAAGCAGAAGTCACAGATTACACAGCAGCTACTGGTTTAAAACACGGTGGTATAAGCAGTCTTCGTAAAGGATATGCACGAGGACCAGAAGAATTTGAAG